TTTACCAGATGAGCCGGGTTCCTGCTCCATGCGAATCGCAACGTGATGCCCGTCCTCGTACGCGGTCTGCGCAACAAGTTGCTCAACCTTCTCGCCCCTCACCCGCGCCCGTTTGACGTCCAAGATATAGGCGATACCGCGATCGAAAAGCATGAGGGTTCCGACCGTCCAGTCAGGATCCGGGTTTGACTGAGAAGGTTCAGTCGCAGCCAAGTCCCAAAAACGAACCGCTCTCGCAGCCGAGGAAATCTCAGGGATTTCGTTTTGATCTAACAGAATGAACGATTCGCGGTCAAACAAAGACCCCAGAGTCGTTGACCACCAGTCGCCTTCTTCGAGACGACGACGCTCAACCGGGTCCAACGCCTGAAGGGTCTGTCGGTACGACGCGGCATCGATACCCGGGTTGTCAGTAAGTTTCGATGGAACAAAAATTCGTCCTGTCTCCCGTCCCTCGACGATGAACCGCTGGCGAACCCAGTTGGGTGCCGGGTTGGACGCGCATCGCATCCGCAATGGGACTTTCGCAAGCGGGCCGCTGGATGGACGACGCAAACGAGAGAACATGTACCGATAATCGGATTCTCGAATTTCCGTCACCTCATCCATCCCGATGAACTGGAATTCAGCACCCTTGTAGCGGAGGTAGTCCTGTTGGTTATTCAAGTAACCGAAGGATATGCGGGCCCCAGACGGAAAAACCGCCGTGTAGTTATTCGCGTTCCACCGAACGTCTTCCTCTGATGCCATCCATGATTGAAAGCGGTCCATGATCGCTCCGGGGAGCGCAAGGTCGGCATAGGTACGCCTGAACAGGATTGCGCTGTACCCGGGGACATCGACGTATTGCAACGCGGACATCAGCAACGCTGAAGATTTACCTCCGCCAGCCGCTCCACCGAAAAGTGCTTCCAAAGCGTAGGTCCGCAAAAAAACCTTCTGCGTGAGAGACGCCGTCTCTGGGCAGAAAAGCGATTCTTTTGGTTCTAAATATTTAAGGACGTTGTCCCATTTCGAGTCCATCGGCTCTCCTTGGTTCCACTAACAGAATACTTGCTGAGAATGCGCTAAGTTGTAAACCATGCCCAAACAGCGTGTTCCTCTCACGTGGAAAATCAGACAAATGCTTCCTCGCACAAGGGTCGTCAATGTTCTGATGCTATTATTTATAGTGCTTACCAGCGTCGGAGTAGCCCTCGTCGCCCCATCAGCGGGGTGGGGGTTGGTTGTCGCTGGTGTTACGAGCGGCATATTCGGCTTCTTGCTGGGACTTGAGTAAGTATGGCATGGAACTCATCAGACAATAAGTCGCTCGGGAGCGATTCATCCAAAGCGGCAAGAGTTGGCGTAGGTGCGCCAATTGCTAACAACCCTAACTACACACGCGCCGGTGTCGGTTACAAGGACCCATGGGACATCGAGCGGGCATACCGAGAAGGCATGCAGAAGGTTGTTTGGGTCTCACGTTGCATCGACGCGATCGCCGGTAACCAAGCCCGTCTGCCGATTATCCTGCGCAAAGATAATGACCCTGACGGCGAAATTGTTACCAAGAAAAATTCTCGAAATAACGCGTTGCTTGACATTCTGAACACAAAAAGCAACATCGGCGAAAACTCATTCATCTTCCGTTACCGTCTGTCATCGCAATTGCTGATGAGCACCCGAGGGGCGTTCATTGAGAAGGTGAGAGGGCGCGATGGCCGCCTTATTGGGCTCAACCTGCTGCCGCCTCAACACACATCCCCAATCCCTGACCCTCGAAATTTCGTGGCGGGATACGAAGTCCTGATGCCTACAGGCGAAAAAATCATCATGAAACCGGATGATGTCGTCTGGATCCGTCGGCCCCACCCGCTGGACCCGTACCTATCGCTGACCCCAATGGAATCTGCAGGCGTGGCGATTGAGATTGAAAACCTCGCGAAGTTGTACAACCGCAACTATCTGCTCAATGATGGACGCCCGGGTGGGATCCTCGTTCTCAAAGGCGAGATCGACAATGAGGACAAAGCAGAATTGGCCAACCGCTTCCGTGGGAACCTTGGTCGCGTAGGTGGAACCACAGTTCTTGCGGCGGATGACGGCGTTGATTACGTCGACACTTCCTCGAATCCACGAGATGCAGCCTACATTCAGATGCGCCAGATCACCAAAGAGGAAATTCTCGCCTCCTTTGGTGTACCTGAGTCCGTGATTGGCAACGCTGCTGGCAGGACTTTCTCGAACGCCGCTGAGGAAATCCGTGTTTTCTGGATCGAGACGATGATGCCGCATTTGGAGCCTCTTGCCCGTGCGCTCGACGAACTGGACCCGGACCACTACGTCGATTTCGACACATCCGAAGTGCCAATTCTCGTGATTTATAAGCAGGAGCGTGAACAGTTCCTACTCAACGAACTCCAGCAAGGCCTCATTAGCCCCAACGAGTATCGGGAGCGAACCGGTAAAAAGAAGGTCAAGTCAGATCTTGCCGATTCGTTGTTGATGAACCCGAACTTGACGCCGATCGCCAACACCGAAAAAGAGATGCCGAAGCCGGAAATGCAAATGGGTGGGCCCGGTGGCGCTCCCGGGATGCCCGGCGCGCCCGGCGCTGAAGCGGCGCCGCCTCCAGAAATGGGCGGTTTGGGAGACGCTGCACCTCAGCAACCACTTGATCCCAACACCATGCAGGGTGCTCTCGCAGCAGAACAAGGTGGTGCGCCAGCAGCACCTCAGCCGGAGCCACAAATGGCTATGGCCGCAGATCCCGCGTTCAAGAACGTTGAGACCAAGGATGCCGAGGACGCTGACATTGAGCGTTGGACTCAGATCATGGAGCGCGCAACCGAGCGCCTTTTGGAGCGCCAGCAGCGGGTTGTCGTCGAGAAGGCCTTTGGTCAAAAATGCCGGAAAGCACTGATGGACGGCACTTTAGACGTGGAAATGTTCATGCCTGCCGATGTTTGGTCTAAGCAGTACGACGAAGATCTGCTGCCGATTATTAAGTCGATCATGCAGGATGGCCTTGGCGAGAAGTCGGCAGAATTCAAGGAAGACCTCCTTGTTTCCGCTCAAGCCGCTATGGCTAGAATCAAGGCTAATATTGACGAGTCGCAGCAGGAATTGACAAAACAGGTCAATCAGGCGTTCTCAATCGCTGACCCAGACATCCGCCAAACCGTTTTCAAAGCGGCAATTATCACGCATTTCACACACCTGTTGGCGAGATTGCCTCAGCAGATTGCAACTGCCGAGACACGCAGGGCATACCGTTTCCGTAAATTCTAAGTAGGTTTACGTAAACTGCCACAAATCGGCACAATAGTTACCGGCTGCAAGCCATACGTCGTTTATCATAAGTAACAGCGACGGAAGGATTTTGCTATGCCAGACGCCAATCTTGATGACATGGACTTCAAGGCCGCCCCAGCAGGGCAGGTTTCCGTAAATAAGTCCAAAGGCATTGTCGAAGCCTTCGTAGCAGGCATCGGCAACAAAGACAGCGTGGGCGACATCTGCGCCTCGGGTGCCTTCAACGGCAGCCTGAAGCGTCGCAAACCTCGCGTCGTCTGGGGGCACAACTGGAACGATCCCATCGGCAAGGTGCTCGAAATCTATGAAGTTCCTGCATCCGACCCGCGCCTCCCAGCAAAGATGAAAGCCGCTGGAATTGGCGGTCTCTACGCAAAGGTTCAGTTCAACCTGAACTCAGAAAAGGGTCGCGAAGCGTTCGCAAACGTTCAGTTCTTCGGACTCGAACAAGAATGGTCAATCGGATACAAAACGCTTGACGCGGTGTTCGACCCCTCCAAGCAGGCCAACGTCCTCAAGGAAGTTGAGTTGTACGAAGTCAGCCCGGTTCTGCACGGCGCCAACCAGTTGACCGGAACTATCAGCATTAAGTCAGCGAAAAAACCCAAAAAAGATCCCAAAGGCGGCCTCACCGCCGCTGGCAGAGCCCACTACAACCGGACTGAAGGCGCGAACCTGAAACCCGGTGTTCGCGGTGCCGCCGACACGCCGCAGAAAATGCGACGCAAAGGCTCATTCCTGACGAGATTCTTCACCAACCCTTCAGGCCCAATGAAGAAGCCAAACGGCAAACCGACCCGTCTTGCGTTGTCTGCTGCCGCGTGGGGGGAGCCAGTTCCGCAGAACCGCAGTGACGCCGCCAAACTTGCAGCAAAGGGACGCCGTCTTCTTGAGCGTTACGAAAACAGCAAAAAGAAAAAAGATGCTCAGTGGGACGAGATCATCGACGACTGGTCAGAGATCGAGTCGCTGTTCGAAGCCGAGTTCGCTGAAATCAAGTCAGACAACGAATGGTGGGGAATCGAAGACATTCACGAGTTCGAGGAAAAGGGTCATGGCTGGCAGCCACCTGCCCGCCGAGAAGACAACCCTAGCCGGGAACCAATTTTCGCTGAAGGTGAAGCGCAGGCAATCAGCCCAGAAAAGCGCAACGCTCTAGAGATGGAAATCGCTTCCCGAGTTCCGGCGCCAATCAAAGTCATTTCCGCAACGGAAAACATTGTGATCTTCGCCAAGAAGACCAACGATGGTGGCAAGAAGTTCTACCGCCTTCCTTATCACTGGGATCGCGAGACAAGCCAGTACATGTTCGGCAAACCGGAGAGAGTCATGCCGCAGATGTCATGGCAGCCGATGAATCCGCGCAACGTCGTTGTGCCTTCCCAGATGCCGTCAATGCCGATGCGTGTAACCAGCAACACGACCAGCCGTGCATATGCGCGCGACGAGTACGAGCCGTCAATGGCAGACGTATACCAATCGCGTCCAAAAGATGACGAAAAAGATGCGCTCGACGAGATGATGGAACTTCTTGATATCGACATGGGTGACATCGAGTCCAAAGAAGATCCGATGCGTGTTGTTATCGAATGTCCGCCCGAAAATGCTTTCGCTGTCAAGTCGGCGCTCGATCCGATTATTGAGTACCACGACGTGCAGGCCGAAGTTACCGAGGAGGGGATCACCTTCCCATACGGCGCGACAGACGAATTCCTAGATGCCCTACATGTGGCCACGCAGAACCTCGACACCCTTCTGGGTGGTGGTTCAAAAAAAGCGCTTAGGTCCCTGCGGGGGCTGACCGCACGTTTCGATCCAAACGCAATCGATGGTGACGAAGACGGTCTGGTGCAGGAAGGTACGCCTTTCGAGCGTCCTGCCACGCCCGGAGTCGGACAAGCCGTTGACGCTATTCAGGACGGGATGCGCGCCAGCCGGATGCGGGGGCCATCGTACTTTGAGCGGATGAGCCCACAGGAGAAAAAGCAAGAAGTTAACGACGCCATCGCCAGAGTGCAGGAAGCCGTGGAAGACGCAGTTCAGTTCACCGGCAGCCGCAAAAACTTCGATGCTCTCTCCATGATCCAGTCGCTGGCCGATGATGGCCAACTTGACGCGATCGGTATCAGCAAGGCTGATGCGGTTCGGATTATGGGTCAGAAAGGGATGGTCGACAAAAAAGACATCGACACTCTCGCGCAGTTGGTTGAAACAGATCGCTGGCGCAACCGTTACGCGCAGATCCAAGACAACGCAGACGCTGTCGATGATTTGGTAAGCGAGTACAGCCGAATGGTTGACAGTCGCGAACGAATCATGGATGAAATCGAACGTCTCGACGACGAAGCCGAAGGCATCGAAGAAGATCTTCGCAACATGGCGCAGTTCTTGAAAATGGACGCCGAGGAATTCGCCGAAAGGTTCAAGGGCGAAGGCGGCAGGGAGCGCGCCGAGCAATTCATCCGCGACAATTTTGATGCTGAGGAAATCGAATCCGGAGATCCGGCTCGCGATTTTGACGAAGCGCTCGGCATGTTGGCGCGCGGAATGGATATCCAAGACGACATTAAGCGGATGCGCGAAGACTTGGAAGATCTGGAAGAAAACGTCATTGGTGACGAAGGACTGCAGAAGTGGTTCGCTGACGGCGAATTCATGCAGCGCGTCTACAAGAGCCCACTTGAAGCCGGTGATCGCAAGGCCATGCAGAAAGCGCGTGAAACGCTCGAAGCAGAAACACCTCAACGGAAACCCAAGAAGGCTTCTGGCCAAGACATCAGTGTTGGCATGGGGTTCCGAAGTGTGCGCAAATTGGCAGAAGACCTACTCGACTTCGCCGAAGAGCAAACAGGTATGTCCGATGGGGCACGCGAAGTTTTGGACGCCGTTGTCGAAAGCCTCATGGACCCCAAAGGCCCACGTATCAGTCTCGGAAATCTCGATCGAGTTGTGGGCGCGATTGCGTCGCAACTTCGCGAGGACGACCCTGTCACAAACGCCCTCGAAATCCTGCGCGACATCAAAAAGAACGCGAAAAACGGCAAATACAACCCGACCCGTTTCCGGCCCGGCGCACAGCAAATCAACGATGTTGGAGGAATGCGTTCCCGCGTCTCGGTGCCAGACGGCGGCCTCACCATCCGCTTGAACGATGATGAGCGCGGGGATTTGCGTCGCGCCTTAGAAAAAGCAGGCGATGCTGTAACTGACATCCAGCCATTTGCCGAACTTGATTCTTGGCTGGCCGGTTCTTCAGACAAACTTTCTAAAGATCAGGCTGATCGCATTTTGGATGCGTTCGGTGAACTCGCAAAAAACGCTGACGAATCTGGACCGATCGGGATGCTTGCGAACGCCAAGCGGGTAATGGATTTCGCTGCACTTGACCCAAAGGGCACATACGAATCACCTCGCCTTAAGAAGGGCGGAGGTTTCGCGAACTCTGTTGCTATGCCTTCTGGCAAAACGAAACGCAACCTCAACGATTTGCTTGATTGGGGCCAGACGGATGCGAGCCCTGAAGTTCGTGAACGATTTGTTGGCTTGAAACCCGAGCAAGTTTCGCCCAAGGGCTGGTCGATGTTGGAGAACGCCCGTGGGGGCATGCGCTCTGAACGTGGCGACGAGTCTGGTGGGGCACCT